TAGAAAGAATAATGACAGAATTTCTAGTAAACATTTGGGCCTACGATCATTACGCTAAATTTAATGTTAAGTGTGAAGATAATCCAACCTCACTAGAAAATGCTATACTTGACAAGCTAGGAGAAAAAAGTATAGTTTGGGAATATCTTGGAATATCTTATGATAACAAGATAAACAGAATAACCTATGAGGAGGTTATAGATGGAAAAAATGATGCAACACTTAAACGACCTTTACAAGCAAAAGAGGGGTCTGGACTTACAGTGGGAGCAAGAGCATCTTAAAGAGGGTAGATATACTCTCGATATGGTTAAAATAGATCGACAAGTTAGAGATGTTTTAAGCCATATTAAGATGGCAGAAGCGCAAAGAGAACACTTGCGTAATAAAGTTGAAGACTCTGCTCCGCAAGTTTCCGTAGCTACTTAATCAAAAGCTACATCGTTGGAAAAATTCACTCCACACTACAGGCTCTCTTGCACTCTATTCAAAACTAGTATATAATTTTTACACTATACATAAATAAATATTCTGCATAGACGCAGTATAGTCGACGGCCTAGAGACTATGTGGAATTAACTAGGAGAACAATCATGGCAAACACTACGTTTTCAGGACCGGTCATTTCTAAAAATGGCTTTGTAAATACAGGCCCTGGTATGACTGTTAGCTTAACAGCTGACACAACTTTAACTGTAGCATCTCACGCTGGCAAAATTTTACTTACAAATGATGCAGATGGTAAATTTACTTTACCTTCAATCAATGTAAATGCAAATGGCGTAACAGCTGGTGATACAGATTACAATAACCAAAATAACATTGGTGCAACTTTTCACTTTGTAGTGGAAACAGCTGCAACTGATATGGACATCTTAACTAATGGTACTGATAAATTTGTTGGTGCAATCTTAGTTGCTGTAAATGATGGTAATAAAAAAGCTTTTGTACCTGACAGTGCTAACAATGATGTTATAACTATGAATGGTTCTACAAAAGGTGGAATTATTGGTAGCATAGTTTCGATTACCGCAGTTGACGAAAATCGATACTTAGTTCACAATTCTTTATTGATTGGATCAGGGACTATTGTAACACCATACGCAAACGCATAATAAATAATTAGTGTGGGGCTTCGGCCCCACATATAAATTTTAAGGAGATAAAAATATGCAAACATTCGGATCAAGTGATAATATTTTAAACACAAATGTTACTACTGAAAATAAGATTGTAAAAACAGGCAGAACAAAAGCTTTAGGAGTTGTACTTAATACAACTGGAACTGAAGGAGACTTTCATTTAAAAGATGGCGGAGCTTCTGGAACAGTAAAATTTAAATACAAAACAAGTGGAACTACATCTGGTGGAAATCCAATTGTAATTAATTTCCCTGGACCTATTCAATTTACATCAGACTTATGTGTAGCTTTTACTACTGAGCATGTATTAGTTTGTTCTGTATTTTATACATAGGAGAATAAATGGCTTTTTCAGGCACAGCTACATTCGAGAAAAACTTCTCGATCGATGAAATTATAACTGAGGCCTTTGAAAGATTAGGTTTCTTTGATTACTCTGGTAATGACTTAAGATCAGCTAGAAGATCATTGAACATAATGCTTCAAGAGTGGGACAACAGAGGTATTCATTTTTGGCAAGTTAGAGAACATGCTTTTAGTTTAATTAATGGTCAAAATGAATATGTAATATATAGATCACCAAGCGATGGATCTTCTAATGGTATTACAGCTACTTTAGCTACTGGAATAAATACTACAGATACAACTATTCCACTTGAATCTGTTAACCAGATGCCTGAATCTGGAAAAATAAAAATTAATAATGAAATTATTTCTTACACAGGAATATCAACTTTAAGTTTAACAGGAGCTGTAAGAGGTGTGGATGATACTACTGCAGCTACTCACGCAGTAAATGATACTGTTACAAATTTTGTAAACATGGCTTCAGATATGTTAGAAGCTAGTTACAGAACTTCTTTAAATGTAGACTCACCTTTATCAAAAGTTAATAGATCACAATATTCAGCTTTCTCAAATAAATCAGCAACAGGTCAACCTTCTCAATATTGGGTTCAAAGGTTTATAGATAGAGTATCAATTACTTTATATCTAACTCCAGGTACAAACCAAGTTGGAGATTTTATATATTTTTATTACTTACAAAGATTACAAGATGCAGGTAAATATACAAACGAAGCAGATGTAGTTAATAGATTTGTACCTTGTATGTGTGCAGGTTTAGCTTATTATATGTCACAAAAGAAAGCACCTCAAAGAACTCAAGAGATGAAGTTACTTTATGAAGATGAATTAATGAGAGCGTTAGAAGAAGATGGTTCATCTGCAAGTGTTTATATTTCACCTAAAACTTATTATCCGGAGATCTAATGGCGAAGTTTGCAAAAGGGAAACACGCTTTAGCAATTTCTGATCGAAGTGGTTTAGCTTTTCCTTGGAGAGAAATGGTTACTGAATGGAATGGTCAGTTTGTACATTACTCAGAGTATGAACGTAAGCAACCACAATTAGAACCAAGTCCTTTTGTATCAGACCCACAAGGTTTAGAAACAGCAAGACCTCAAGTTGCACCTATAGCTACTCCAGATTTACTGCCACAAAATCCAATCAGTCAAACAAACCTTGCTGTTGTTGGCGCAGCTTATGTTGTTAACCAACCTGATAGCGGAATACTAGTAGGAGATTTTGTAAGACTAATGAGTATTCAAACTGCTTTACCTTCAGGTACACCTGGAACAAAAAAAACTTTAGAACTAGAAACAACATTAACTAACACTATAACTTCTACAGACACTTCTTTAATCGTAACTGATAATCTTCCATTTTATACAAATGGTGGTTACATCGTTATTCAAAAAATTAATGTTCTTACAGGATTTTTTGATAATGAAGTTATTAAATACGCAAGTTATACCTCTGGTACTAAAACATTAGCGGGTTTAGTTAGAGGAACTAATGCACCTTTTAGAGGAGTAAGTCCTGTTAACACTAATGCAAGTTCTCATTTAAGTGGAGCAAAAATATGTGGAGCAAGATTAGTATATTCTTTAAATGTAACAACACAGACTCAAGCTGGTCAGCCTTCAACAATAACTGTTGCTAATAGTTATAATTTAAAAGATAATGATGAAGGTAATTTATTTATAGATTCAGTTACAGGAGGGGGCTTGAATTGTTTGGCAGGTCCTGTTAATAATAACTTTAATACATATAGAACAGTTACATATTAATTATGACATACACAGAATTATTACAAAAAATTAAAGATTACACAGAAGTTGATTCAAATGTTTTTACATCAACTATTTTAGATGGAATTATTGAAAATGCAGAATTTAGAATTTTTAGAGATATTGATTCTGATAGTAATAGAAGATACGACACAGCAAATTTAGTTGCTTCTCAAAGATTTATTAATAGACCATCAGGTTTATTAGTTGTGAGATCTGCACAGATAGTTGATTCGCAAGGAAGCTCTCAACCTAATAATAGAGAATTTTTACAATATAGAGATACTAGTTTTATGTCAGAATTTAATCCTACAGGAGAAACAGGGGTTCCTAAATATTATAGCTTATGGGATGAAGAAAACATAGTGTTAGCTCCTACACCCGATGCTACATATAAAATTCAATTAAACTATATCTTGAAAGATCCGGGATTATCTAGTACAAATACTACAACATATATAAGTCTAAATTTTCCCAACGGACTACTATATGCATGCCTAATCGAGGCTTATGGATTTTTAAAAGGCCCACAAGACCTCTTGCAATTATACGAAGGAAAGTATAAACAAGTGGTAGAAGGCTTCTCAATAGAACAAATGGGAAGAAGAAGACGAGACGAATATCAAAGTGGTGTTCCTCGAATAGGAAAATAAGGAGATATATTATGGCTATAACACAAGCGATCGCAAATGCTTTCAAAAAACAATTACTAGAAGGTGATGCAAGTTTTAAATCATCTGGTGGTGATGTTTTTAAACTAGCTCTTTACACTTCTTCAGCAACTCTAAACTCATCAACTACTGCATTTATAACTACTAATGAAGTTGCAAATACAGGAACTTACGCTTCGGGTGGAGATAAATTAACAGGTCAAAATACATCAATTGCTTCAGGTGTTGCAATTGTTGATTTTGCAGATTTATCTTTTACAGGTGTAACGTTGACTGCTAGAGGAGCTATGATCTACAACACATCTTCAGCAGTTACTAATGCTACAGTTGCAATTTTAGATTTCGGAGCAGATAAGACAGCTACATCAGGAACTTTTACAGTGCAGTTCCCAGCATTTACTACAGCAGCAGCTATACTACGAATCTCTGGTTAAAAAGGATTTTAAATGGCATTTGTTATAAAAGATAGGGTTAAAGAAACCACAACTACCACCGGTACGGGCACGCTATCCCTTGCTGGAGCGGCAACTGGATTTGAAACTTTTTCAGGTGCACTCGGTAATACTAGTACAACTTATTATGCAATTGCTTCACAGAACAGTGGAGACTTTGAAGTAGGTATAGGTACAGTTGGTGCAGGTACTTTAGCAAGAACAACCATAATCACATCATCAAATTCAAACAACGCTGTAAACTTTTCAGCAGGTACAAAAGATGTTTTTGTAACCTTACCCGCAAGTAAAACAATTTTATTAAATGATTCTGGCACAGTAGATATTAATGGAAACTTAGATGTAGATAGTGGCACAATAAAATTAGACGGAAATTATCCTGTTGGTACAGATAACGTAGCTTTAGGAAATACTGCATTAGATTCTGTTGAAGCTGGAGGTATAAATAATGTTGCAATTGGAAATAATGCTGGAACAGCAATTACAACAGCAGATGATAACACAGCAGTCGGATTTAAATCTTTAGAAGCTAACACAACAGGTTGTAGAAATACAGTAGTTGGTTCTTGTGCTTTATGTACTAACATAACAGGTATAAGAAATGTTGCAATAGGTTATGCTGCACTTACAGTAAGCACAGGTAATTGTAACACAGCATTAGGTGATTCATCTTTAGACGCTAACACAACAGGTTCAAACAATACTGCACTGGGACGAGGTACTTTAACATCAAATACTACAGCATCAAACAATACAGCAGTTGGTTTTAATGCTATGAAGGTCAACACAATAGGTACTTGTAACGTAGCTGTTGGTTCATGTTCTATGTTAAGTATTACAGAAGGTAATTGTAATACTGGGGTTGGTATATGTTCTTTATTTACTAACACAACAGGTGATGATAATACAGCATTAGGTAAAAATGCTTTACATAAAAATACAACAGCTAATAACAACACAGCAGTAGGTAGTTTAGCTTTAACAACTAACACAACAGGTACTGACAACACAGCAGTAGGTACAAATGCTTTATGTAAAAATACAACAGCTAGTGGTAATTCTGCTTTTGGTAGATGTACATTATTTGATAATACTACAGGTGCTGCTAACAATACTTTTGGTACAGAATCATTAGCCAATAATACTACAGGTGGATGTAATAATGCATTTGGTAATGCTGCTTTAGGAAATAACACAACAGGTTCGTGTAATGTTGCAATGGGTCATATTGCTTTAAATTCTAACACAACAGCTTCTAAAAACACAGCAGTTGGTTATGCTTCTTTAGCAGCTAACACAACAGGAACTCAAAATGTAGCAATGGGAAGAAATGCTGGAGATGCTAATACTACAGGAACTAACAATGTTGCTTTAGGAGATAGTGCTTTATCTGCAAATACAACAGCTGATGGAAATACAGCAGTTGGTAGAGCATCACTTTTTTCAAATACAACAGGTGCAGATAATACAGCAGTAGGTACAAATGCTTTATTTACAAACACAACAGGTTGTGAGAATGTTTCAGTTGGTACAGAGGCTATGAATACAGGTACAACAGCTTGTAGAAGTGTGGCTGTTGGTTATAGAGCATTAAAAAGTGTTCAAACTGGTACTAATAATGTAGGAGTTGGATTTTGCTCATTAAATGCTATTACAACAGGTGCAGTAAACACAGCACTTGGAGATATTGCTCTGTTAAGCACAACTACAGCTTCTAGCAATACAGCAGTTGGTGCTAGTTCTTTACTAGCTAACACAACAGGTGCTAACAACACAGCAGTTGGAAAAGATTCTTTAAAAGCTAATACAACAGCATCATCCAATGTAGCAGTTGGTCAAGGTGCTTTATTTACTAACACAACAGGAAACGACCTTATTGCTGTGGGTTGTGGAGCATTATATAACAACACAACAGCGGCAGATAATATTGCAGTGGGTTATCAATCTCAATACAACACTACGACAGGTCATTCTAATGTATCAATGGGTTGGCAATCCATGGTTTCTAACACAACAGGTGCAGAAAATACAGCAGTTGGTTTTGAATCTTTAAAAGCTAACACAACAGGAGCTTTTAATAATGGTGTAGGTACTATTGCTTTATGTGTTAACACAACAGGAACTAAAAATAATGCTTTTGGTTATGGTGCTTTAAGATGCAACACAGAAGGTGATGAAAACGTAGCAGTTGGTCATGCTGCTTTATGTAAAAACACAACAGCAGATGGTAATACAGCAGTAGGTAAAAGTTCTTTAACAGCAAATACAACAGGTGCTAGTAATACAGCATTAGGATCAAATTCTTTATTAGCTAACACAACAGCTGGAGAAAATACTTCATTAGGTTTTCGTTCATTATGTAAAACTACAACAGGTAATCAAAATACAGCAGTTGGTGCTGTCACTATGCGACAAAACACAACTGGTTGTCTTAATGTTGCAATAGGCTATAGATCATTAGATGCAAATACTACAGCAAATAATAATATTGCTATTGGACCTAATGCAATGGAAGCAAACACGACAGGTGCAGGTAATGTAGCCGTAGGTAAAGATTCTTTAAAAACTAACTCATCAGCAAATGATAATACAGCAGTGGGTCTTTGTGCTTTAAATGCTAACAATACAGGAGCAAATAATGTTGCTGTTGGTGCTTATTCTTTAAGAAATAATACAGGTTCAGATAATGTTGCTGTTGGTGCAGGTTCAGCATTATTAACTACAGGTGGTTGTAATGTAGCAGTTGGTTCTAATAGTTTAAAATGTAATGTAGGAGGCACAAATAATGTAGCAGTTGGTTTTGAATCTTTAAAAGCTAACACAACAGGTGCTAATAATACTGCAGTTGGTAAAATAGCACTTTGTGCTAATACAACAGGATCATGTAATGTTGCTTTAGGTGTAGAAGCCTTAGATAGTAATACAACAGGTTCTTCCAATGTTGGTATTGGTACAGATTCTTTACAAGGTAATACTTCAGGTAGTTCTAATGTAGCTATTGGTGATGATGCTATGAAAACCAATTCTACAGCATCTAACAATACAGCAGTAGGTATATCAGCATTATGTACTAACTCAACAGGTGCTAACAATGTAGCTTTAGGTAGTTGTGCTTTAAGAGATAATACAACAGCAGCGAATAATATAGCAGTAGGTAAAGGTGCAGCTTTAAAAACTACAACAGGTGGAAATAATACAATAGTAGGTATGAACTCTTTTAACTGTAACACAACAGGTTCATCAAATGTAGCTATAGGTCAAGCCGCTTTACAAGAAAATACTACAGCAGCTAATAATACAGCCGTAGGCGTTAGTTCTATGCAAGTAAACACAACAGGAACAATAAATGTAGCTGTAGGTTTTGATGCTTTAAAAGCTAACACAACAGCCTCATGTAATGTAGCTTTAGGTTCTTCAGCTTTAGCATCTAACACAACAGGCGCAGTTAATACAGCAGTAGGTCAAGGTGCATTAAATGCAAATACGACAGGTTCAAATAACACAGCAGTTGGTAGAGTAGCTTTAGTTTCTAACACATCAGGTGATAACAATACAGCAGTAGGTCTTTGTGTTTTAGAATCAAATACAACAGGTTGTTATAATCATGCGTTAGGTAGAAACACTTTAATGCTAAACACATCAGGTTGTTATAGTACAGCCATAGGTCAACAAGCTTTATCAGCAAGTGTAGCGACAGGAGATACTGGTAACACAGCAGTTGGTGCTTTAGCTATGCTTACAAATACAACAGGTACAAATAATACTGCAGTTGGTAGAAATTCTTTAAATGCTAACACAACAGGAACTTGTAACGTAGCTATGGGTAATGGTGCTGGAAGTTGTAACACAACAGGTCTTAGAAACGTTTATATAGGATTCCAGGCTGGTCATAATGCTACTACACCAGAGGGTAATACATTTGTTGGAAGAATGGCTGGTTGTAATTCTGGAACAGGAAATAGTAATACTGCTATTGGAATTAGTTCTGGTATAGATGCAGTTAAAAATATTACAGGAACAGATACGCACCAACTAGTATTAGGTAATAATGGAACAACTAATGCTTATATAAA